TCCAGCGGGTCCTGTGTTTCCAGTTGGGCCGGTGATGTCCACCAGGGCAACAAGATTATTCCAGGAGATTTCTCCGACGTAACGCCACTGAACGTGCGTGGTGTTCTTTTGAAGCTCCACTTCACGTCCATCAGTTCCGTCTGTGCCGTCGGCTCCAGTAATAGCGGCGACGGATATGATGTTATTCCAGGTCGAGTCTCCGGAGTACTTCCACTGTATTTCGGTGCCGCTGTTCTGAATCAACACCTCGCGGCCATCGTTACCGTCGAACCCCGGAGCCCCCTGTGGGCCGGTAAGGGAAGCGATAGACACGATGTTGGTCCAGTTGGCATCGCCGACATAGCGCCACTGAATGTAGAACGTATCGTTCCTGATTTCGACTTCTCGACCGTCAGTCCCGTCAGCACCGTCGGCACCCCGCAGTGCTGAGAGAGCGACGATGTTGTTCCACGTCACGTCGCCCACGTTGCGCCATTGGATATATTCAGCGGTTGCCTGGATTTCGACGGTCTTTCCGTCGACACCGGCCGCTCCATCAGCACCAGCCGGACCTGTGATGTCCGTCAAAGGTACGAGGTTGGTCCAGGAAACATCACCAAGATATCTCCACTGGATATGCGTGGAGTTCTTCTGCAGTTCTATTTCTCGACCGCTGTCGCCTTCGGGACCTTCCGGACCAGTAAGATCCACCAGGGCTATGAGGTTGGTCCACCCTGCATCTCCAGCGTACTGCCACTGGATATGTGTTGAAGTGGTCTGGAGAAGTACTTCTCTCCCATCGGTCCCAGGTTCACCTTGCGGCCCCTGCGGACCTACGCCTCCTGCGCCTGTGGCGGGTGGCGGGTTAAAGAATAGTCTCTTTTGAGAAGCGGCAACGCCAATAATTACCGGGATAGTCTCCGGGTTTACGCCGATGCCGCCATTCGTTGTCAGATAAATGTCGCCACTGTAACTGGCGGAAAGGTCCCATGAGAGACCCTCGATGATTCCTGATATGAGAACGGGGATATCCTTCCCGGCCGACGCAGATTCAAGTGCGATGGCGCGGGGTTTGGATCGGGCCGGAATGTTCGCATTCGCAACTACAAATTTATTTTCCGCAGCGTCGAATGCCAGTACCTGCCCACCAACGACATCCTCGGCTACAATCAGATCGTCCACCAGACCAGTAGCAACGTACTCCGGACGCAGGTTTCCGGTTATGGCAGGAACGAACACTTGCACTGTCCTGTGGTTCATCATAATGAAGTTCTCCTTTTAAAAAAAAAGGGGAGGAGGTTTAACCCCCCCTCCCCTATGTGCTACGAAGGAAAGAAAATACTACGCGGACTTCACCTGAACAGCGCACTCAGGCTGCAGGATGCCGTGACCCATGGCGTAGCGGGCGACCATGAGGGTACCCTGACGCCGGATGTCCCACTGGCTCTGAAGGCTCAGGTCGAGCAGCTTCACGGTGCCAACAGCGTCCCCGGTGAAGATCAGGGCTTTGGTGTTGGCCATGTTGACCGCATGGAAATCCTCGGCGCTATAGTCGGCGGTGGGCAGCATCGGGCTGGAAATCAGCGGGATACCAGCAATGGCGATGATCTTGCCGTCGGCATAGGAACCCGCGCCTTTGTAGTCGCTGTGGATGGCGCTGAAGCCATTCGAAGCAACGTACCGGACCAGGAAGTAATAGTCGGCCGGCTTCAGGATGCAGTAGCGCTGACCATCGACAAACTTGTTGTCGAAGTTCTCGGCCGCGCCGAACAGGGCGTCTTCCCAACCGGAGAACTTGGTGGCAGGGGTGGCCGAAATCAGGTCGGCGTCGGTGACAACCAGACCACCGTCCTCACCGGTAATCGTGGCAGAGGCAGCAGCGGCCAGCGCGATTTCGCGCATGACATGGTTGTCGAACGTCTGCGCCAGCTTCGCGCCCATGCGCTGCGAATAGGCCGAACGGGTCTCGAAGTGACTCATGGCCTCGTCGATGTCCGCCAGGAACACGCTGTTCACCAGAAGCTTGTCCACGGTGAGGGTGCGCTCGTTCTGTTTGAACTCCTGGCCGAGAATCTCGGCACCGGGGGTGTGATACGCGGCGTCGGGGCCACGGCCGAGGACAGGGAACTGCGCGGATTTGCCGGCGCTGATGGTGCGAATGCGGTGCTTGTCGAGACAGACCGTGGTCTTCTCGAATGACATGATGACCTCGCCGCTGAACAGCTTGAGATACAGTGCGCGTTGCTCGTCGAGGGTGGAGTCGACGCCATTCGCTGCACCAATATAAGAAACGGTTGCGTTGCTCATTGATAGAGTCTCCTTTACGAAGTGCGATTGAGTTAGGGTTTTGTGCTACGGTTTCCCTGACTCCCATTCGCCCTCTGTCCGCAAAGGTGTCCGTGGGTTCCCGCCTCGACGGGGACCTGTTGGGCTTTTCAGATGTTCGGGGATTGGAGCTTGGGGATTGCCCAGGGACCTTTCGGTCCCCAGGCGGCTCTGACAGCCGAAACCGTCAGAGGGGGTTAGATGCGACTTACTTTCAACTTCGCCATCATCCAGCGCTCATAGGCGGGGTCTTTGCCATAACGGGGGTCTTTCATCGCTTGCACCATTTCCTGGTACGAGGCGAAACCCACGACGGACGGGACCGTGTCGCCAGATTGCGGAGTGAGGCGTTTGGCCGGGGGCTGACCATTGGCTTCGACGTAGCGCTTCCACGCAGTGTCGACAGCGGCCATACGCTCGGCCTCGCTGCCACTGCTGATGCCCTTATCGAATGCTTGCTGGTCTTCCACCGGGATGTTCTGGACGGACCACTGGATCATCTCTTTGTACTTCTCGGTGCCTCCCACGCGGTCGTGGAGTTTCTGCGTGGTGGCCTTCACACCTTCGATATAAACGTCCACCATGTTCCGATTGAATCCTTGCTTCTCCAGAGCGGAATACGACTCGTCGGAGAGCTTCCCGTTCTGAGCGTACTCAGAGGCCATGGCATCGAAGTCAAGGGCTCCAGAATCGCCAGCCGGTTCCGATGAAGGTTCATTGGGTTTGGCTGATTCCGAAGGTTCGGCGTTGGGCTTCGGCTGGCTATCCTGAAAGAGTTTCAGTTCGGCGTCACGTTTGTCGGCCGACTGACCGATGCGGGTTTCCAAGGACTTGTAGAGTGTGACCAGGAACGCTTCGTCCCCGGCCTTCCCTGCTGCGGCAGTGATGCCTTTCAGTAGATCGTCCTTCGTCTTGAACTTACCGGCGAGAAGATCGGTTGTTTGCGGATTCGGGTTGGTTCCTTCGGCCGCTTTCTTGAGGACAGCGTCGACGTGCGCTTTGTCCCCCATGGACGCGGGGGCCGGGGGCGTGACGTTGGTGTCCTGAATTTCACCGACTTCTTTTGCTTCGGGCATAAATTTAATCTCCTATTCGGCGGCTTCGTCAGCCATCCGTTTCTTCTTCTTCTTGTTGGCAGTGACATCCCGCATGGCTCTCGGGAGGGAAACGGCGTCGGGGTCACCGCCGTCTTCGGGTTTGCGCTTCTTCTTATTGTAGGACTGCGACAGCATCCCCGCTGCACCAGTAACCATTTTACCAAGGAACTCGAACATGATTACATTTCTCCTTGTTCCGGCATGGTGGGGGCTCCCCCGCCACCGGCCATTTGTTCGGTTAGGACCTTCGCCAGGATTGGCGCGACCTTGTCAATGAGGCCCATCATCTGCATCTGCTGCGCAGCCTGAGCCATCTCCTCATCAGTCGGGACGAGTCCCTTGATATTCAACCCGAGTCCCGTCGCCACCCGTCGGGCGTACTCCCCGGTCGTGATGGTCTGCTTCATGGTATCGGGTCCGAGCGGGACCAGCATATTGAGGAACTGCTGGAGCTTCATAATTTCATGCCCTCGGCCGAGCGCCTCGAAGCCGGTGGTGATGGTGTAGGCGACTTCCTTCGGCAGCGGCGGGAGCTTCTTGGCTTTCCGCATGGCTTCCATCCGGAGGAGTAGAAGCGGGAATTGCAGATCCTGCGACAGCAGGGTGTAGATGCCGCCCAGGGTGTCATCAATGTCAGCGGCCATCATCCGAATCTCTTCGGCGGTGACACGCTCGGCTTGACGCTGCACGGACTCGGCCAACAGGAACGCCTTTGACAGCGACCCCTCCAGCCGGACAATCTCGCTCTGGACGAACTGGAAGTCGGCCATCTTCTCAGCCTGGAGGACGGTTATGTCATCCTTGCGACCGACAGCATACCCACCGTTGGGGGCCTTCTGGACGTCGCTCTTCTTGGTCAGGCCATTCGGGTTGACCAGGAATACCAGCTTGGCCAGGGCTGCAGCGCCCTCCAGGAATGCCTTACGGAGACCTTCAAGGGACAGGAAGTCGCCCAGGTTCTCCTCGACATGACCCCGGCCATAGTTCTCACCAGGGTTCAGGGTCCACGCCAGCGGCAGGAACGGGAAGTTCATGTCGGTGTAGGTCCCCTCGGAGTCGGGGACGATCTGGTTCATGGTCTCCTGGAAGGTGTGCCACTTGTTGCCCACACGCTTGCAGTAGGTGTAAAGTTCGATCAGCTTGGTGTCGTTGGTCGACGTGGGGGTTCCGATGGGAATGATGCCCTCGGGGACTTCGTCGGGATTAATATACTCCCGCACCACGATTTCCACTGGCCGGCCGGCAGGGTTCCTGCGGACAACGTATTGATCCATGCGGAAGTACCGCAGGCGGTTGTCGGAGTTCTCATCCTGGAGGACCAGGGAGTTCCCGGTGACGATCAGCGAACGCAGGACGTTGAACAGGGGGACTCGGTCGGCCTTGTCCTCGTGGAACTTGATGACCTCGGCTTCGAGCAGGGCGAACTGCTCCTTGATCTTCGACTCGGACTGAGCGTCCCCGGTCTGCTCCTCGATCTTGGCCAGGAAGGACCGGTCGACGTCCATCTTGAAGTATGGACTGTTCGGTGGATACAGGGTCAGCATCAGCTTGGAGGCCAAGTTGTTGACTGCTCTGGCACCCACGGATTGATAAGGGGTCTTGAGTTGGCTGTCCTCGGTTGTACCCTCTGGCGGCAGGAGGAACGGTAGGGTGACCGCTGCGCACGTCCGCGCACGGTTCAGTACGGTGCCTCGCTTCATGTCCAGCGCTGACCATCGGGATGCGGCCACGCCGGTCGTGAGCGGAGCCTGGATCTTTTTCTCTTCCATTACTTCACGCTCCTTCCGGCGATAGCCAGTTTGTATCGGACGTTCTTGCCAGCGTCCTCGTCATCCCAGGGGTTCTTCTGGAGTTTGACGGGGGCGGTGACGGGGGTGGTGCTGTTTTCCTTCATCAAAGCAGCAAGGTCTTCCTCGTCATCCTTGATGTTCAGTTCGGTGTTGACGGCAGAGATGTAACCGGCGAGACCCTTGAGGCGTTTCCTTCCGGCATCGGAAGTCCCCAGGTCGACGTCCCCGGCCCCATACCGCATCGGCCCCCAGGCACCTTCCAGTTTGGACGTGCCTCCCATGAAGTCCAGAAGGGCAACCTGCTTGTAACTGGTGACGTCCCACTTCTCGGACTTGCCGTGGTTGCGCGTCATGGAGTGAAAATCATTCAGGGCTTTGTAGGTGTTGGTCTGTATGTTCCCCGCCAAAAGGCCCTGAAATATGACATCTTCGTTTGTCTCACGGCCCCCACGCGGACCTTTGTAATCGTAGATGTAATCCGTGAAACCCCCAACGTCGTGGCGCAGATACCGGTTTGAGAAGTACTCCATGTTGTATCCATGAAGCTGCAAACCGCTTGGGTTGTATTTCGCTGTGCGATTCAAGGCTTTGTTCTGTAATTCCTCATTCGCAGCCGCCTGTGCTAAACCAGCTTTAGCTTGCGCAATTTCGGAGGACCAATCTTTGTCCCGATCAACGTAGCCCATCTGCTGTTGGCGTTCATAACTGCCAATGGTTTCCCGCCACTGCTGCTGCTGACGTTGTTCATACGTCATGCTGTAACTGTTCGAAGGGATGCCAGCGGCGAAGTTGGGATCAGGTGTGGTGGTTGTGAACGTCTGAACTGTGAATAGGCTGCTGAGATTCTTCTTGCTTTTATTCTTACCCATCGGTGGAAACCTCCAGAGCACGTCTTGGGTCCTTCGAGAGTTCCAAGCGCAGAAGTAGGTGTCGAACAAGGTCCCGGCGGCCGGCTTCCATCCAGATTTCCCGCTCGGGGTCCTTTGGACTTGGGCAGCGTTCCGGGTACTGGTCATTCAGTTCCGCCACCAAGTCAGCGGCGAACATCGGGAGTGGGGTCATATGGTCTCCTTTAGATATCGTTGGGAACACTTTGATGTCCCCAAAAGAACGACCCTTCAGAACCCATTGATATCATTACGAATCCAAACGAAAAAAAGGGAACCCAAGGTTTCCCCTGGATTCCCTCATAACTCCTTGAAATCATTGACGATCGTCGCTACTTACCGCTATATCTCACCGTCCCCACCTCGGCCTCGAAGTTGGGGTCCACCCGCTTCTTCTTGGGGACCGGCTTGACGGCCGGGGGTGGCAGCTTCACCACGGACACAGGCTGGCCGCACTCGGCGCACACGCCCTCGTCACCCTCGATGTAGTTCTTCTTCCCGCACACGCAGCGGGCTCCGCTCACTTGCATGGCACCTCCTCGTCTTGGTCTTGCGTCAGACGGTAAATTGTCAGACCATCGGCGTACTTCTCAGCGGCTTCGAGCGTGTCAAAAACAGGACAAGCTCCGATCATGCCTTCCGCCCAGGATATCTTGATCTTTCCCATGATCGTGTCAGCCGTCTTTGTTAGTCTACCTACCATGTAGAACAGGCGCTTCTTCGGCATCCCTCCGGGAGCCTTGGCCTCAGTCTCAGGTTTGACAGGCGTCTTTTTCCGGCGAGAGCGAACAGGTAGGCTTTTCTTCGTCCTTGTCGTTGCCATTATCTTCTCCTCGGGGGACCAGATCCTCCAGGGGGATGCATTCGAACCCATTAAGACGCTTCAGATGATTCAACATCCGGTGCGCCTCAGTGAGTCTCAGCACCCCCTCGATGATCTTCTTCTCGATGGCCCCCATAATTACAGGGTTTAACATTGGGATATCCTTTCCACAGAATGGGCTTCCTCCGGTTAATGTCATACTCCCCGGTGCGAAGGATGCGCACCAGTCGAGCTTGCTGTAGGGCGTAGTCGTACGACAAGCCCTTCTCGTCGTAGAGTTCCAAACAATGAGCCCATATCTGATCAGGAGGGACACCATGCCAGCCTTCCAGGTGTGCCACCGCTCTCTTCTGGCCCACCCCAGGAATCCCCTTGATGCCGTCGGTGGAGTCCCCGGTGAGCAGTTGCGTGAAGAAGAAGAAGTCAGCGTCCTCCAGTGAAATGTTCTCGATCTTCCCCTTGGTCCAGTTGTAGAGTTTGCCGGGGATTTGCCGCAGATCCTTGTCGATGGTGGCCACGATGAACTCTCCCGGCTTCGCGGTCGCCTTGATACCCAGGACGTCATCGGCCTCCAGCCACTCCATGACAGCACAGGGATACTCCTGC